GGGACGTCCAGAACGTCGCAAATGGTCACCTGACGTGGCTATAGTGTCAGGAGCCCTTTCCTCAAGTGAAGAAAGGCACTTGCGCAAGGCAGGCCAGTCGTTAATCTCGTTTTTCGGGATTAACGGCCGTATCATCCATCCCTTAACCATAGGAATGGAGTTCTTTAGCCGCGAATCAGGATATACAGACTCGTAGCTAAGCCTACCAAGAACAGGAGATGACGCTTCAACGACCGGAAAATGTCCGAGTATTCGGAACATTCGACGGTCAAGAAGATCGACCGCAAGCTCAAGACCATGCTCAAAGAGCTGGTTCCTGAGCGATACAGTCGAAATGATCTCCTGAACGTTCCTCCGTGATGAGGGTATGGTACGACGTACACGGACAATCGAAACGTCCGTTCCGTCATAGTACTCCCTCCCGCAAGACTCTCTGAATTTACCTTTCCAGAAAGACTTGCGTTGATTAACCTTGAGACCGAAGTACTCAAGGCTAGCAATCACGGAACGCACATGATCGACGGGGACGATGATATCGTCACCGAAGATGCGCACCCTCCCAACGTAATCATTTAGATCACGTCGGGTCAACGGGCGCCCTAAGTCCTCCTGTATCCCAAGGAAGACAGCCACGAGAAACACAGCTGCTTCCATAGGAAAACAGAGGGCTGAACCCATAGACGCAAACTTAGCAAGGGATATGACATCCCCGCTAGGCAGCAGAGCGCGTCGACTCCTACAAGCAAAAACAGCGTCATGAAGATGACGATGGTTTGCGAGTAGGTTAGAGACGCACTCTGATGAAACTCTATCGGAAGCCTCACTAAGATCTAGTGTGGCAAGATCGCCTTTCAGCGATCCCTGTTTGGCCAAACGCTGGTTAGGCGTTTGATCATCGAGTCCGATAAAGCTATCAACAAGAGTACCTTTGATAGCGTCACGAAAACTACGGAGAATCGCTTGCTGTGCGTACTGCATAGCAGTCGGCTCTACCGCAATAATTCGTGGAGTTTTCATCGTTTTAGGCACGGAGATAACCTTAACGGGTCTCTCCCTGTCGGGTTCGAGGAAGTCAACCTCCTCCAACTGTTCCCACCAGGACCAGTTGGGCAGAACCATCTCCCCGTATGGGAAGTATGATTCAAGGCGGCACGGCCACTCAGTTTGGTGATACTTTTGGTTCCCAACTAGGGAATCAGCAGTAGCACCTGGACCGTGTTTCGGAACCAATCGTCCGTAATAGACATCGCTGTCTATTTTGGAAAATGGTGAACCGAAAATGATCGAACCAAGGCGTCTGAATTCTTTGAATTCAGGTTTACCGAGGGACGATCTGACTTCCTGCTCACACTCAAGGAACTCTCGAAAAGCCAAATCGATTCTTGGCTTCTCACATTCAAGCAATATCTTGCCGAACAACAACGTGAGTTGTCGAACAGCTTGAATCGCTTGAACATCGGGCTCCTTAAGTAGGGCGCCAGTAAGACGATCGAAGACGAGACCAGAGAAACCTTGCAAGAATGCAGGGAGACTCCTGTTTTTCTTAAAAGACAGAAAAACAGAGTGGTCCACATACCCACGC